CTGTACCGTGGCCGGATCGACCTCATCGTCATCGACGAGAACGGGGATGTCTGGCTCGTCGACCACAAGACCCATGCTCAGATTCCGGACTGGAGGTACCGGGAGCTGGCCTTCCAGCACTACTCGTACCTCTGGGCATGCGAGACGGCTCCCACCTACAAGGCACTTCGATACAAGGGCAAGCCTCTGCCCCAGCCGAAGGGCTTCATCTACGACTACTGCAAGACCAGCAGCATCAGCGTCCCCAGCCTGACCCTCAAGGGCAAGATCAGCAGGGTGCTCAAGCCTACGGGCACGACTCTCCCGGTGTTCAAGGAGTGGCTCATCGAGAACAAGATGATGACCGTCATCCGGGGCAAGGAGCTTCTGGCGATCGAGGACGAGGAGGAGCGCGAGTACGTCAAGGACTTCCTCATCGCGCTCAAGCAGCGGGACTACACCGACCTCTTCCGCCGGGACAAGATGACGTTTGATGTGGCCCAGCGACGTAGGCAGCACAAGGCGTTTGTGTCCAGCGCCAAGCGCCTGCTAAACTACCGGTGGGAAGACCCCGACTGTGTGGAGCGAAACCTTCACGCTTGCTCAGGGTACATGTGCAACTACAAGGACCTCACGGTTGCCGACCTCATCCACGGCACCAGCGAGATCGAGCAGCGCACCAGATACGTCACCACGCGTGACCCGCTGGACTACTACCCGAACCAGAAGAAGGGCAAGAAGAAGTGACCGTCTACACCATCTACTCGCGGCCGAAGGTTGGCAAGACCACCTTCGCGCTCAAGGACGCCCCGAAGCGCAAGACCGCTGTCATCAGCGCGGACCAGGGCCTCATCGGCTTCGACCTCACCGGCATCACGGTCGAGGAAGACATGAGCACCAAGAACCTCAACAAGCTCATGAACGGCCCGTTCCTCCGCAGCCACGACCGGATCATCCTGGACACGGCCACATCCCTGCACAGCACCATGCTCTTCGACATGACGCACGGGGCAGGCGCATCGCAGGCTCAGTACGGGACCGCCAACAGCGCGCTCCTGGCGATCATCCGCCAGCTCCGCAACGAGAAGGCGAAGCAGTCCATCATCCTGGCCCAGGAGAAGCTCATCCTCCCGAACGAGGAGTGGGTCTCCGAGGACACCGACGAGGACACGGGGGTCATGACCACGGTCGACCTCTCTCCTGGTGCGGCAAGCGGCCTCCTCCAGATGTCTGACGTCATCGGCCGACTGTATGTGGCCCACGTCAACGACAAGCCCGTTCGACGCCTCTGGCTCGGACCCAGCAGCAGCATCGTGTCCGGTGCTCGCAGCAAGGTCTACAACGGCAACCCCGCATTCCTCAAGCAGCCGACCGTCGGCCGCTTGGACCAGCTTCTCGGCTGGACCCGCTAGTCGAGAACCCACAAGAAGAAGGATAGTACATCATGGCAAAGCGCATCCGCCTCGACTTCTCCAAGGTCGAAGAGCGTTCCGGCTGGAACACCAAGCACATCCCCGAGGGCCTCCACGAGATGGAGATCGTCGCGGTCGACGACAAGGAGGCGAACGACGGCACGGACATGCTGACGTACGCGCTCGTCCCGACCGACCCGCGCTACAAGACGCGTCGGTTCCCGTGGTACTGCAAGATCCAGCCCAATCAGCTCTTCAAGATCCGCGACCTCTTCGTCGCTGCGGGCATCCCGGTGCCCAAGAAGGCGCTCAACATCGACCCCGACAAGCCCATCGGCAAGCTCGTCGCGGCCGAGATCACCGACGCGACCGGCCAGTACGAGGGCCGCTCGGAGGTCAACGGCATCTACGAGCTGAGCATCCTCGGTGACGGTGGCAGCAGCCCGTCGGACGACGACGAGGACGACGAGGAGTACGACGAGGACGAGGTCGACGAGGACTACGAGGACGAGCCGGAGGAGGACGAGGAAGAGGAGGAGGTCGACTACTCGACCTACACCCTGCCTCAGCTCCGCAAGGCCGTCAAGGACCTCGGCGAGGACCCCACGGGGCTCAAGAAGGCCGAACTCCTGGAGCTCCTCGAGGGCGACGAGGACGAGGACGAAGACGACGAGGATGAGGACGACCTCGACGACGAAGAGCTCGAAGAGGACGAGGACGAGTTCGACGACGAGGACGAAGAGGACGAGGAGGATGACGAAGACGAGGAAGAGGAGGAAGCTCCCGCTCCCCGTCGTCGCGCAGCAGCCCCGGCCAAGAAGCCCGCAGCCAAGGCACCTGCGAAGAAGACCGCAGCAGCACCGGCTCGTCGCACCGTCAAGCGTCGCTGACGCATGGAGGAGGCCGACATCGTCCGTAGGATGATCGAGCGCCTCAACTCCATCCCGGGCGTCTACTGCCTGCGTACACACGGGGGTTCCTTTCAGCAGAAGGGAACCCCCGATGTACTCGGTTCAGCACACGGTCGGTTCTTTGCGATTGAGGCGAAGCGCTCCGCGAAGGAGAAGCCTACCAAGGCACAGCAGTACAACCTCACAAAGTTCAGGGAGGCTGGCGGCAAGACGTTCGTCAGCTGGGACCCTCAGGCTCGGGAAGTAGTAGAGTGGATAAGCAGTCTCTCGGAGTAGTCCAGAAGGTGTGGCGTCACGCAGGCGTGCGCGGCAACGTGTGGATGCCGCACATCTCTGACATCGGGGTCAAGGGCAAGGAGCGGTTCAGGGAGGGTCCTCCCATCGACTCTCGTCAGCCCCAGATGCCCGTGCTGCGAGACGACGCTGACTGGTACTGGACCCCTGCCATCAGCAACGGCACCGACCGCAAGATCAAGCGCAAGACCGAGGACGGTAACGCGTTCCAGCAGTACCCTGCCCAGAAGGTCATCTGGATCGACTGTGATGAGTCGTACGACGACAAGCTCCTGATGTCGCTCCGGCCGTCGTTCGTCTGGGAGACCTCGCCTGGCCACAAGCAGGCCGTCTGGCTTCTGCGTGAGCCGCTCCAGCCGAGTGAGTTCCACCGTGATGGGTTCATGGGGATGCTGGCCCACGCGGTCGGCGGCGACAAGTCCGGCGTGGACATCGGCCAGCTCCTGCGGGTCCCCGGTACATGGCACCACAAGCGCAAGCCGTTCCAGGGTCGCCTGCTGGCCTCCCCTGGCACCGTGTATACCCGGTCTCAGGTGCTGTCCTGGGTGGCGCGCGGGCTGGGCTTCCCGGCTGGCCTGGCCTCCGAGCTGGCAGCAGCAGACCCCTACGGCGACCGCAGCAAGCTTCTGTGGAAGTTCGCGCGGCAGGCGGCTGAGCTGGGTCTGGACCAGGGTCTCACCTTCAAGCTCATCAAGGCGACTGAGTGGAATAAGTGGAAGGACGACCCGGACAAGCTCAAGGCAGACATCGAGCGTGCCTACGAGGCTCAGCCTGCCAAGAAGGAAGAGAAGCCGAAGCCTGCCAAGAACCCCATCGAAGACAGCGAAGTCTCGGAGGACAGCGTCGGTGCCTGGGAGATGGCACGGGTCTCCGACTTCGGACCCATCATCCGCAAGCCGATGGCCTGGGTCGTCAAGGGCATCATCCCCGAGGCTGGGTGTGGCCTGCTCGTGGCTCCCCCGAAGGTCGGCAAGACCCGCATCGCGATCGAGCTGGCACTCGGCATCGCCTCCGGCCGCAAGCCTCTCGGCATCTCGGTAGACAAGCCCCAGCCTGTCGGCTTCTTCAGCCTCGAGGACGGCGAGTACCTGTTCTCTACCCGTCTCGACGCAGGCATCAACCACTCGCCCGCTCGCCACAAGTATCACTGGGATGGCCACATCAAGCAGGTCGGCGGCAAGTTCGTCTGGGAGCCTCCTGTCGAGCTTCCGCTCCTGACACGGTTCGACCCCATCGACCTGTCCAACGGGGACGACAAGCAGCGGCTCTACGAGACCATCGAGGCATACGGGCTCAAGATCGTCATCCTGGACACCCTGTCCATGTCCATCGGCAAGGCAGAGGTCAGCAGCAGCACCGACATGTATGCCATCCTCAAGGACCTCAAGATCATCGCCAAGGAGACTGGGTGTGCGATCATGTTCATCCACCACACTCGCAAGCGTGTCTTCGAGAAGGGTGAGAGCATCCAGGAGATGATCCTGGGCAGTACGGCTCTCCACGGTTGGAGCGACTTCATTATGAACCTCGCCCCGCCTGAAGAAGACTCACAGTTGCTCAGGCTGGGTGTTCAGACCAAAATGGGTAACGACCTGCACTACATCAGCACCGCGCTGAAGATCATCCGCAGGCCGGAACCCGAGGAGATCTAATCATGACCACCATAGCACCCCGTCGTCGCACCGCAGGCTGGATCACCGGCCTCGTGGGCTTCTTCTTCATCATCGCAGGCATGCTCGCAGCCTGTGCCCTCCTCTGGATCATCGTTCAGTTCATCTGGACCATGTTCCTCATCTTCCTTCAGGGAGCCGGTCCCAGCACCGGGAACTTCCAGGACCCGAGCTACGGAAGGTTCGTGGAGTAATGACCAAGCCTACCCTTACCAACGACCTGGATCAGTTCCTCTCCGAGGCTGAGGTCGTGCCCTACAAGGAGCCTGCTCAGCGCAACTTCGTGGCTCAGTTCCTCCGTGTGGCCCTGGGTATCCCGCTCTGGACCGTGTTCGGCATCGTGACCGTGATCACCTGCTTCATGATCTGGTGGTCTCGCTACGGCGACGAGGCCTTCACCTTCGGCATGTACGGGATCATCTTCCTGCTCAAGCAGGCTCTCGGGTACACTACGTGATTTCCGTGTTTGCGGATTTCCAAATCATCAGCTAAACTCTTCTCATGGCAAACATCACCACCCTCGAGCACGAGGGCTTCTACTACATCCAGGCTGGCGACATCTTCGCGAAGGGTTGCCGTCGCTGCGGCGGAACCGGCCACTACTCCTTCAACGGTCTCGACAGCATCTGCTACCTCTGCGGCAACGTGTACGAGGCTCGCATCGGTGACATCTTCCCGAACGAGGCCGCTGCGAAGAAGTGGTGCCACGAGCGGGCAGTCCGCAAGGCACAGGCCGACCGCAAGCGTGCTGCTGAGCACCAGAAGAAGATCGACGCAGCCGAGGCCAACAGCCAGGCGCTCCTCGCAGCAGACCCCGAGGTCCACGCGTTCCTCATGAGCCTCACCATCGAGGACGACACGCAGCACCTGTTCGCCTCGTACGACGAGTGGGCCGAGCAGGCTCAGCCGGTCAAGCTCGAGCGTGACGGCTTCCTCCGCACGATGGCTGAGACGCTCCGCTGGGTCGGCCCGAGCAAGCCCTTCACCCCCAACATGATCGCAGCGGTTCGCCGGTCGATGGAGAAGCGGGCCACACTCAAGGCGGCATTGGTTGCTGCTCCTGAGGGCCGCGTGGTCGTGACCGGCGAGATCGTCTCCGCCAAGCTCGTCGAGGGTGACTACGGTGTCAGCTACAAGGCAGTCGTCAAGGACGACCAGGGATTCCGCGTCTGGGTCAGCATCCCCTCGGCTCTGATGAGCGAGTACTTCCGCACGGTCGACTACAGCGACTCCATCGAGGGCCTCAAGGGTCGTCGCCTCACGTTCACCGCAGCCCTGGAGCGCAGCCAGGACGACGAGTCCTTCGCCTTCGGCAAGCGTCCCACGAAGGGTGCCTGGCTGTGAGCGTGACGCTCCAGCAGCTTGTCAAGATGACCCCGGAGCAGCGAGAGGCCCGCCTCCGGGGCATCGACGAGCCTACCCGCGTAAAGCTCCTGCTCCAGTGTGCAGAGATCATTGCAGCACTTTCCAACGAGGACTTGCGCAAGCCTCGAGGGTGAGCAATAATCTACTTATGCACATCATCATCGGGTACAGCAAGGGCGAGGCGTTCGTCGAGGGCCACACTGCCAGCCGCGCGAAGGCGGACAAGTGGATCGAGACCTACCC